GACGATAGGATCTGCGTCGTGAGCTGGGCGCCGGCCGCGGCGATCGCGATGGCGGCGCCGGCGAATGGGATCTGGGTCGTGAGGGTGCCGGTCGCTGAAGCCGTACCAACGGCGGAGGCGTTGAGGGTGATGCTGCCGCCGCCTGTTGGAAAAAGAATTTTTCTGATCGGCATGGGTCAGGGGGCGAAAATCTGCAAAGGGTTATCGTTTAGTTTTTTTACATTGATATTTTTTACCGAATCTCCATTCCATGCTGCAAACAATACTCCGTCCCCATTGAAATTATAATTTCCTGCCCTGCCCATAATTATTAGATTTCCGCCATTTACAACGTAACCAGTAAGGGCAGTCGTATTCGATAAAATTCCATTTGTGTACGCTTTAATATTAACCAAATCGCACATTCCGACCCACATTAATGGTTTTTTTGCTACTGGCGTGTCGAATTTCGCAGCAAACCATCCGGATGTTGTGCGGACTTGGAAAGCATTTTGGAATGCAGTTGAACTATGATGATAGGTGAATCCTAGCCCATATGTAGCATTTCCCTGAAAGGGCGCCCCATATCCTGATGTAGATGGCAAATCGTCTGACGAAAACCATGCCAGTAGCAAAAACGGCTTGGTGACATCGATATTGATATCGGTGGTAAACGCAGGATTTGTCGTACCATTAAGAGACAGTCCATGGTTGGCGGTAGCCAAACCTTTTTTTGTAGCCTCTTTTGTACAACCACCATTGATCGGTACTAGATCTACTCCGGTGACTAGATTGCGCCTTGATGTACCTGGAACCCATACACCAACCAAATCATTATTGATCGGGTTACTCCAATCGAGAGGAGTTCCGGCTGGCGGCTGCCTAGTCCATATCTCGCGCCTGGGGATGATAATGGCCATTATTTACCCGTCAAAAACCGATAGACCGTGTTCAGCGCACGGTCGTGTTTAGGGGACAGCCTCAGCCACTCCAACGCCATCGCGTAGCTGTTTTGCCCAGGGATACGGATAAGGAGTGGGATGCGCATCACTGCGGCCTATGGGTGACCAGGCGAGCCCGGACAACCATGTTTCGGGTTGCTGCGTTCGGGCAGTCAACCGCCAGTTTGAATGCGGTTGGGGCGGTGCGGATGAATGCCGTTTTTCTGGCCGGGTCTTCAGAATATGTATCAATCTGCATGATCCATTCCGCATGGTCTGGGGTGGTGTAGTCGTTTCCTGAATCCTCCAGAATGTCTCCTGTCGTGTATAACAGGGATACATTGCAGACATCGCCGCTTGAAGGCGTACCCAGGTTGTCGACAGATACCTCTACCTCACCATCCCAGTCCTCGACGTTGAACGGAAATTCATCCGACACGACTTGTGCAGCACTATCAACGGTGACACTGGACGCGCCGGACCAGGTTATCTGTGCTTCAGGTTTAGTGCTGGCCATGGCTTAACTCCAGGGTCCGCGCAGGGCGACAGACACCTGCTGGGCCGTAAATGTCACCGGGCGCTTGGCAAGCGCAATCAACGCTGCGACTTCATCGGCGGTGAGCAAGCCAGCCGTCGCCATGGCATTGAGCTGGTCTTGGGTGGCTTTGTTGCCCATGTCGAGGCCATCGCCATAGACTCTGGACATGGCACGCTTGACCATGGTCGATGACGCGGCGATGGCGTCGAGCTTGTCCAGGATGGCATTGGTCCAGGATGGATCGATCTGCCCAGTCGTGGGGTTGATGACTTCGGCGTAGAAAGTCAGGTCGGTGCAGAACCTGGACTGAAACTCGGTGTAGTTTCCGGAGGCATTTAGGATATTGGCAATCGCCTGGTCTTTGACTCGGACCTCGGCCGCGCTGATCTTGGGCATGGCGTTGGTCTGCACATGCGGAGCGCATTGCGCCGACAGCGGCCCGCTCAGGATCTCAGTCTGTAATTCACCTGGTGTAAGCATCAGATTTCCTTTTGACTCAACTAAGGATTGGTATCGCCCTTAACTCGAATTGCATCTGTGTCAGTGGTGGATGCAGCGGATGCGTTCACGGTGTAGCGGACCCAGACGGCGTAGTAATCGCCCGGCGCCATGTCGCCTAGGGACAGGCCAGCCCCTTCGGATGCAGGTTGCGAGAAGCTGACGCCGGTCGGCGCGGTGTTCTCGTCGGCGATGGTCGTCGCGGTGCCATTCAGGCCGGCGGCGTCGAGGCCAATGGCAATGTCCGTATCCCCACTGGATGTCTGGGTCTGAATCCAGATATGCGGTGCCAGATAGGTGAGTGTGGCGTGGTTGTTGTGGACGTAGAAGCAACGGTAGTAGGTCTTGCCGCTTGATGCATCAGCGCTGGATACATCTGCAAAAATTGCATTATCAACAAACGAATTTGATGACTCTACTCCGCCCAATGCTGCTGCTGGATCATTGTTCGATGCTCCGCCACTCATGCGGTATTGAATATCGCTAGCTGATATTGGCATTTTCTAGCTCCTGATCAAGATTGATGACAATTTGTCCGCAGGTTAATCGTGCTCATGGTTGATTTTGGCTCGCATCGGGAGCGGTGGTCGCGGGAGCGGTGGTCGCCGGCGCGCTATCCTGCGGGGTCTTTCCGGGCACGATATACGGGATTCCGGCCTCTCTCATGGCTATGATCTCTTGTTTGAGTTCGTCGACGATATCGTCGAATTCCTCACCTTGCTCGGATGCTAAGCGGGTGCGGCTGCTCAGGGCCATGGCGACGAGTTTTTCCTGTGCTTCGGCTTCCTTGGCTGGATCGACCCAGGCCCAGCGACGGCCCTGGAAGCGGCTGGCTGTGGCAAATTTCTGGTAGCGTTCGGCCGGCAGGGATTTGCCGGTGATATCGAATGTGATCGATCCGGATAGCAGGGACAGCGCCAGCCATTCCTCATAGAGCGGCTGCATGAAACTGGAGATGAGCCAGTCCTGAAGGATCTTCCAGGTCTCGCGCTCGGAGAGCTCGGCGATGCGTGCGCTGGAGTAGTTTACGTCGGTCATGTCGCCGGTCAGGTTGTGCGCGGCGACATCGAGCCCGGCGGCCAGGCCACGTAGGCAGGCCTTGAGGAAACTCTCAAAGTTGGCGTGCGGATATTCCGGATTCCACGAATTGATGTCGTACCCCGGCGGCAGCTCGAACATCTCGCCGGCCTGGACGTTCATCTGCAGGGCATTTCCGCTCTTGTCATCGGCCATGGTGGCCGTGAGATTGGACACTTCTTCGGGGCGGGTGATCGCGGCGACTTTGCTGGCGCCGATCTCGGCTGCAATCACGGCGGCCTCCTCGAAACGGTGGATGATACTGCCGCGCATGATGATGGCATGCATCCACGGATAGCCGCGTACCTGTTCGGCGCGCTCTGACAGGAATAGATGATAGAGGTCGGAGGCCGGGATGCGTTCGACGCGCGGCGCCTGTGCGACATAGCGGTCACCCGGGTGCTGGCTCTTGACCCAATAGGCGACAGGACGCAGATAGCTATCCAGCTCGACGCCCTGACGGATGGCGTTGCCGTTGTCCAGATACAGGTTAATGGTCTCGTCGAGCCGGTCCGCCTCAAGCAGTTGCAGGCCGATTCCATAGGGCATCCGGCGGTCGCGCACGACCCGGATCAGGGCCTCGCCGTCGCGCGCCACGGCCTTGGCGGCGGTGCGCAGCAGGCTATAGATGCTCTTGTGCCGGCCGGATAGGTCAGCATTGCGGCCCCATCGCTCCCAATGAATCTCGATGGCGTCGTTGGCGGCCTTATCGAGCGTGGTCGGCTTGTTCGGATCTTTCTGGTCGCGCATGGCACGCACCTGTAGCCGCGGATTCTGGCGGCCGACGACATTGGCCGCCACCAGACTGAGAAAGCGCTTGCCGTGCTCATTGTTGGCGCACATGGCGCGGGAGCGGGCGCGCAGGATGACCAGGTGGCCGTCCAGGTCCGAATTGACGCTAGCCGACCAACTCGCCAGGCTCGAGGTGAGACGATTAACTGCGCCGCCGGCGAATCCGGCATTGTTTCCAGAACCGATCAGTGAGGCATAGGGGGCGTCGTTTCGTTTGCCAGTGAACTTGCGCCAGAGGTCTTTGAGTTTCATAGCCGGAACTGGATGGTGCGTCCGCTGCCGAGACCTTCGGACAATTTTTCGAGCGCGTCCTCGTTCGCCACTTCGGCTTGATAGCGGTTGCGTAGTTTGATCAATTCGGCGATCGGGATGTAACTCATGCGTCGGCCGGCGATCTCATACATGGCCACGGCCGGGTTGCGCGATTCGAGCCAGGCTTCAATGGCCTCCAGCATCTTGCGGGCATGACTGCGGTCATCCAGGGCGACGGTGGCCAGGCCGGCGCGGTAATCGGGCAGCACCTTTGCATTACCGACTCCGACCGTGTATTTCTCGCTGCTGCCGCCCTCGACCCAGGCGATCCAGGCATAGTCGCCAGCGGCATAATCCGCCGTTGTGGCGGCCGGAACCTCGATGGAATAATTGTCGCTGTCTGCGGTGGCGGTGATCTCGAAACCGCCGGCGGCGTTCTTGAATCGATATTTCAGGGTCCAGGATGAGGCCGGCCAGTCCGGCAACGTGCGCATCCATTTCCAGGTGTCGCCGGCGCGCAATTCGGCCGGTTCTGTCGTCGGGATGTCAGCGGCCACAAGATTCTCCGAGAAGTCTTTTACGAAAATGCCACCAGCGAATGGAAATGTCAGGCCGATGCGTTCACTTGAACAGGTCGCGCCGGATCTGCAGCACCCGGCGCACCGTGATGCCGAGATCCCTGGCGACATGGGTGGCCGGCACGTCGTTGCCTAATTCGAGCACTCGTATCTTGTTGCAGACGGTAGTCGGCGGCCGAATCATGACGCGCTCCTGGTTGAGTTCCAGGCCGACTCGGCGCTGGATGTCCATCGGAATATCGACGCCATATCCCTGCAGGCGTTTCCAGAATTCATCGATGGTCATCTTGGTCTCCTTTAGGCGAATCGCGAGGGGCCGCGCCCGATGTGGATGCGGCGCATGGGTAAGGGTGATGTCTCTGCGGCGGATTTGACATCGGGCGTCTTGCCGATCAGCCGCATCGCTGCCAGGGCGTATAGGAAACAGTCCAGTGCCTCGTTTCGCGGCCGGGTCTGCACCCATTCCTGGAAGGGCCGCGTGCCCTTGATCTTGGTGACCAGCTTCTCGGCGGCAAGCTGGGCGAAATATTCGTCGTCGAAGGCCGGTTCGCGCGGGAAATGGACGTAGCCGGCGCCGGGTTGCAGCAATTTGAGGCGGGAATAGATCAACGCCTTGCCCTGGTCGACGCCGATCGGTTCGACGTGTGCACCCTTCTTGCGGCGCAGGCGTAGGCGTTGCAGGCGTTTTTTTTCATCTTCGATGAGTGGGCGTCCCATGCCGGTGACGCCCTTGATGGCCACGGTCCAGCGCCGTTTCTCGGTGAACGCATAGACCAGCGAGGTATTGTAGCCGGAGTCGATTCCGGCGAGATGAACTCCGGCCTCGCGCAGGGCTTCATCGAGATCGTCCCAGACCTCGGGCCGGGCGGTATCACCGGGCAGGATCAGGTGATCGATCAGCCAGGCCTCCTCACCGTCACCCCAGCCGACAATGCTTGCTTCCAGGCGGTCCTTCTGGACATCGACGCCGGCAGTGATGATAGATACAGGCAGTTTGTATCGGAGCGCAGACGGGGCATGGATATATTCGCCTTCGAGCGCCTGATCGTTTACCGGGTAATCCTCTATCCTGGCGATGAGTGCGATGTCCTCGATGCTATCGCCCTGTTCTTCCCAGGTTTCGCCCAGCGTGGTGTTGATGAAGCGCTTCAAGTTGGCGGTGTCGCCGTGGCTGTCCTGCCATTTCTGCCACAATTCTGCCCATGTGAAGCCGAGGCCGGCTGGCGAATACAGGCCTGACAGATGATAACCGCGCACGATGCGCTCTGGATAGCGGGCAATCCAACGCCCGGCGGCGAGCATGGACGTCTTGTGATGTTCGTCGATGCGCTCTCCGCAGGACCGACAGGAGTAATACACCGCGCCGG